CATCGTTTGCACCAAGAGCGAACTCATAGGCACCAACTGGCGAAACCTTTGCTGTAAACGTCGCGCTTGTTCCCCCATAAGTCGTTGGAGACGTTGTAACAACGTTGGTATCAAGCGTAACAGCACCATCTCGGGCCAAGAGCCGACCAATTATTTGGGCACTCGTGGTTGCCGTAATGCTTGTAACGGCAAGAATGTTTCCTTTAAACTGAGAGGAGGTGCCAAGAGTGGCAGAACTTCCAACCACCCAGAACACGTTTCCGGCAACCGCACTGTTTATTAAGGTCACGATAGAAGAAGAGGCTGTGGTAAGTGTCGATCCAATTTGGAAGATAAATACAGCATTTGGATCACCTTGTCCATCCAGTGTAAGTGTTCCTGTAAGTCCGGCTGACGTATCAAAATTATAAACACCAGCATTAAGAGTCATCGCGCCTAAGTCCAAGCCTGTTAAGTCCTGATCAGGAGTTAGTGCCTGAAGCGTAGTAATAGCGCTTGTGAGATCAGCGCGAGCTTGTAGCGCCCAGGCATCCGCAACAAACTGTGTACCTGAGATCGTCCCTGGAGGAAAACCTGTAACGGACGTACCTGGAGATAACCCCAAGTCGCCTGTAACAACAGAAGTTCCAGTGTTCGTAATCGTGGTACTCGCTAAAAGTGCCATTTCTTTGGCATTGCCGAGAATAGAGCCAGGAGCACCTATCGTGAAGTTATCGTTTGCAAGTATGCCATCAAAGGTTATGCTTCCAAACGCATGGCCCCCATTTCCAAGTGCGGCAAGAATCGCCACATAGATTTGATGAGCCGTCGAAACCCCGCGTTGAATTTGAACGTTCAGATTTCCATTTGGAAACGTGACGACTTCAGAACCAGCAATAGCTCCGTCTGTATAAGTAACCGTTCGTCCATTCAATAGATCATTAAGTTCATAGGAAGAGATCGTTAAGTCCTGAATAACCGTTGATCCAGCAATAGCAGCTGCACCGCCAGTCAAATCCACAAACGCAATGGCGTAAGCGATCAACTGTTCACTGTCAGGAACCGCTTGCGTAACGCTAACCAAAGCATTGCAAGCAGAATCGGCTCGAATGGTTGCCATGATAGCAGACATTTTCGTAACGCCGCTATTGAAGGTGACAGTAATGTCGTTTCCAGCAGCAACCGCCGATAAAGTGGTGAGATGATGTTCGTATTTCACACGGATGCTGTTTCCAGCCGTACCAGCAGTTTTTGCAGTATAAAGAATACCACCGATCTGCTTTGAAGCAAACTTAGCGATGGATCCGTTCAGTAAAGGAGCAGAAACTCCAGATACCTGTGCAGTAGAACCAGTTCCAGTAATCGCTACTGACACCTGTGTCATAGCTAAAACATTTGCGTCCACAGCAGCCTTAATTTGAGCTGCCGTTGAAACACCAGATTGTATTTTAACAGAGATTGCATGGCCTAATACACTAACTACTTCAGACCCAGCAATTCCATCATTCGTATAGGTGATTGAAACACCTAACCCTAAACTTCTTTCTGTGTATGTTAAATCTTGAATTACAACTGATTGTAATGTGGCCATATTAATCACTCTCCTTGTTTGTTAAATCTTTTTTTATTGGCATTTCAGTATCCTTTACTGTACCAATCTTATTTTTTATTTCTTCGATATCAATATCTTTAAAAGGTTTGGTTATTTTAACAGGACCGTGTTTTAATACACGCACATCTTCTTTATCCAGGCTAATTACTTCAACCTTAAGTGTTATTTCCCCAAAGTCACCGACTTTAGGATTTCCGGCATCAAATTCATTAGTAGGAATACAAATTTCCATATTATACCTCAATAGATTCTAGAATTTTAATGGCTTTATTAATAACTTTAAATTGTTTAATATCTTTTGGCATTGAAAGATTTTTAAGAATGTTTAAAGCATCTGAAATAGAGTAGTTAAGTGTTTTCTGTGTATTTATTACCCTCTCTTCAATTTTTGAATTTACTAGTTTATTATTAGAGTCAGGTTTAGTGTGTGTTGTGGATTTTTCTAGTGGTGTTAAAACTCCGGCTTTTGATAATAATGCAGATAAATCCGCTTCGCTTGGATATTCTGATTTTACTACTAAACCAGAACCAGTATTACTTTTACTAGCGCACAGAAGACATTGCGCTACACCATCGACTTGTATCATTCCCTGTCCACATAATTTACAATATCCAAGAGCAGTCATAAGTTCCATTAGAAACCTCCTGTTTCTACAATCTCAACGCCTAACGATTTGAGTCTCTGAAGACCGGAATCCTGTTTAATCTGTGGCCTCGTGGGAGCCCGTCCGTCTAATCTGGTACTAAACACCTTTTGGGCTGCTTGCTTCTTTACTAACCCCTTAGTAATTAGAATCCTGAGTATCCGCCGCTACCCACTCTTTTTAATCCGTCCAGTATCATCATAATGTACATACTGAGGGACGTAATTCTTATCAGCTCCACAAATCTCTGTGTATTCTCCACTAGGAGAAACAATAAATATTCCAGCAGCTCTGGAATCGTCATTTCCACAATAAATACGTAGATTTTTATTTAACTTTTTAAGTTTCCGTTCAAACTCACCTGATAACATGTCCTACTCCATAAATATTTGATTGTAATTTTATCCCTACTCACTAAGTTAAACTTAATGAGTAGAGTAAAATCACAAGGTTATTGAGCAGCAGAACCCGTATAGATTTCGACACCACGAACTGAATGCAAGACTTTGGCAGCCATCATAAACTTCCAACCAATAGTCGTGAACATTTCGAGAGGGTCGTTGTTAGAACCAGCTGGTTGACGGATAGTACGAATACCGTTACCAGACAATTCAGTAACACCATAAGCTTGACGACCGAACACGAACGCTCGGAAAGTTTCATCTGTCGCACCAGTACCAGTAGGTAGGTTTGTAGATGTAACAATACGAGTACCATATAGTTGCCCAATTTCACCGTTTAAAGCTTTCTCAGGCATTTTATACTTTGTCAAGTCAACGAAACTACCAACGGCAGCATCGGAAAGAAGATCATACTCTTGGGCTGGATGAATCACAGCTTTATAGAGATTTCCTTCGAATCCAGGGACACTGACATTAACACCATCCACAGTAGCACTACGCAAACTGTAAACAGCTTTACGAAGTTCAGCAGCGTTCAACACAGACGTATCCGCAACTGCGGCTTCATTAACAGCTCCACCAGCGTACTGATTTTGAAGATTCGTATGAATCGCATTAAAAACAATACGGTCATACGTAATTGCAGCTTGGTCAGCCAATTCGTCGAGAATTTCTTCTACGATCGGATTAATTGACTTAAGATTTAATTCCGCAGAAACTTTGCACCACGCACCATACGTCAACGGTTCCGCAGTAACGACATCAGTCGCAGCATTCTGCTCCGCCGGATTCGTATTTTCCGAGAGAGGAGTAAGTGCAACATTCATCTTCTGAAGTCTGTGCCATTTAATCATTGTACCTGCTTTAGTAGGGAGAGGTTTCTTATCTCCCATCTCTTTTAGGTACAACTGAGGGACTAGTCTTTCTAAAAAACGTCTATCATAATAAATCCCTGGATCTGCATAAGTATTTCCAGGTACAGCTTGAGTTCCGATTGTATTAGCCATTTTAATTCACCTTTAGTAAAATATCAGGTGTTATTCAGCTTCTCCAATCTGAGATACAAAATACTCGCGCATTTTGTGAATATCTTTAATGTCAGACGGATTAGTTGGTACACCAGATTTCCCGCCAGTGACCACGCTTGTGGCAGCTTCTTTAGCCAATTGTGCCTCGGCTTCTTTTTTGCCGATAGTCTTGGCTTCTTGAACAGCTTGTTCCATGCTCAAAGTTCTTGCTAGCTTATACAGGGCATCAATAATTTCACCAGGCTCACGATTAAAGTCAAGTGGAGTCTGCTCATCATCTGCCAGTTGTTTCATAAGTGGTTCAAGCTTCTTAAAATCTGGATAGTTATCACTATCCGAGATTCTGGCTAATCTTTCGGCTCGAAACTCTGAAAGTGACAGTCGATTTTGCATTTCCTCCATTTTTTGACTATATTCAGTTTTAACACTGTCTATATGTTTTAAAAATAGTGGCTCTAGTGCTTTTTGTGGCTGTGTCTGCAAGTCCTTTAAAAATTGCTCAGGGTCTATTGGTGTTTCAGTAGCTTTAGCTAGTGTTTGAGCAAGAGTATCGAGTTTCTTTTGTAACTCAGACTCGTGCTGTGTTCGACGGGTAAATTCACGTCGCAGTTCGCCATAGCTCTTTTGTAACGCGTCATAGCTTGTCTTAGCATCAAATGCAGGTGTAGTGGATACAGGTGTATCGGCGGGGGCCTTAGTCTGTTGGGCTACATTCTGCTCATTGGCTGATGTTGTTTCGTTAGAAACTACACCAGATTTTGCGGACTCTACTGGTTGTCCTTCGGTAACTATGGGTCCAGTATTGTTTGTCGCTTTATCATCACTCATTTTAATTCTCCTTGTCCGCTATAATAGCGGGGGTAGTTTGTGGGTCTAAATTTTCAATGTCACGCATAATCTTGGAAGCATAATCTCCAGTAAGCATGAGTGATTTAAGCATACTAGTAATTTCTGTCCATACATGAATTTTCTGACGAAGCTCTTTAACTTTATCGTCAGGAGTATTCATATCAACTATTAAATTTGTTACTTTTGAAATCTTTTCTTCGAATTTTGCTCTGAGCAGTTTAAAACCAGCAGTATCACACATAATTCTGATTTGTGCTGCTTCTTCTGCTTTTTTATTTAACTGTATAGTTCTATTATCTTCATTCATCCTATTTTCCTAGTGTCGGAGGAACACTTACCTGCCCTTGAGTACCTTGATTCCCTGATTGTCCAACAATAGCAGCACTAACAGTCGGATCAACTACATTTTCTACGCCAGGGACTAGTTGTGCTCCTGCGAGAGTGATCTCATTCTTATTAAAGCCCATTAATGTCCAGACTTTTTGTGAGAGTGAGGTGATTGATTCGGGTGAGAGTACTTTTCCAAATACTCCCATAAAGCTTACAATTTGATTAATTTTTCCTTCGGAGCCAACCATTTCACTAATTCCAATCATCTTAAATTTCACATCAGCTCGAATATCCTCGGGAGTCATTTGAAGAGAAGCAATATCGGAATAAAGAAATGGGTCTTGAAGTACTTCATCATCATCAACAAACTGTAAATTTAATTGGTGAAACATTTGTAACATCTTTTTAAGTGTCATTTCTTCTAAAAGTTTTGTTGCTGTTCCAAATTTCTCTAGTGCCTGGCCAATAATCATTTGAGCACCACGAGCAGTACGTCCTAATTGACCTGAAGTTGTATTACCTTGCGCTGATGGAGGAACTGTAGCTCGTTCAATATCCATTTGAACAATATTAGCTTCATTATAAGCACTACTTGTCACATCAGGTGTATCTAAAGGTTTAACAGCGTCCATTACATCTGTAAGGATGATGTTCCCTGGAGACGATATAAGAGTCTCTAAATCTACATCAGCAAGTGTGTTAACTTGCCACATTCTATTTAACACTAAATTAATATTATCAATACGTTGTCTACGAAGTGTGTTTAGTTCATGAACTTCGCTTATGACAGGTTCAACTAATCCGATACCGTACCATTCTTTTGGTGCTGGAAATAGTACTCCTCGGATAATAGGTCTTTTTTGGTGGTGAAATGGGTTTGCTTGTGCTTTTAAGAGAACTTGTCTATTCGCAATAACAATATAGGCTTCTTCTTTAATCCCATCACCGTCTACGTCGTACTTTCCCCAAAATTCCAACAGTTCTACTTGATTTTTATTCTGTACATTTCCTAGTGTGACTCCTCTAGCAGCATATCTTTCTGACCGAGAAGTAACAAAGCTGTCTTCAGAAATCTGCACTTCGTTCTTTTCTGTGTTTGCGTAAATAGGATATTTCCCCTGTCCAAGTTCTTTTAAATCCTCTTTATCAATCCAAGACCTGATAATAATCCCTTTGCTATCTTCTTCACTTTGCGCATCTGGGTCTGGAAATACATCTAGAATATCTAGAATTTCAACTTCTGGACGACGTTCAACAACTTTGTAGGATTTAGACTCTTCCCAGCTCACCTTCTCCCCTATCGTAATTCCAAACACTGTTTGTGGAGATCTGACAGGGACTCTTTCCCATACCCATTCTCTTTTAACTTTCCAGTAAACTTTCATGTATGCTGTACCATACAGCATTATCTGTTTAATAAAATCTAAAAATTTAGTAAAAAAATCAGCTTTAGATAGCTGAGTTGACAGTAGGCATTTAATAGCTTCAGCTTTGGTAACTAGTTCGGTATTATTTTGATCAGTTGGAGTAACTTCGAAAAAATCTTCTCCCTGCGCAAAAAGAACATTTGCTAATTTAGGAATGGCGGATTCAATAATTTGGAATATGATTGGAAGCGTAATACTTGATCTAGTACCAGTTTTATACTGTTCAGCGGTGGTAAAATAAAGTTGATAAATACGCTGCCAAATACGCTCTCTTGTCTTTCTTGTTGAATCCCAATCTCTGAATCTCGATGCGACATATCTTATAATGTCTTGTTCTTTAGCGTCTCTCTCTTCTGGAGAGTTGGCTACAATCTGAATAGGTGACACGGTTTCAGATATTTCGGCAGGCTGCGTTTGAGATATCTCTTTATTAATTTTAGGAAGATTTAAGTCTTGATTTTCCATGTCAATATCCTGTAAAAGGATCAGCTTCTATTTCTAGTAATCTACGACGTTTAGAAGCATAGATCTTAGATTTGTCAAATTTGGGTCTGTTTAAATACAGCCCTTGTAGCGGTCTACTAAATGCGTATCTTAACGCATCCATTGCATGATTATCTTTTGCAACCGGCTTTTCGCTTGTTGATTTATCTCCATCACTAGCAGCATAATGATACTGCTGTATCTCGTCAAGTGTATTCTGACATCTACCTCTAAAGAATTTAATTCGTCCTTCTTGTAACAACGAACGAACACGCTCTATTCCAACATCGATATTTTTATCAGCCTCTTTAACATTGCGATTTCCATAGAATTGATTTAACTCTGCAATTAATTGAGCTGATTGACTGTCTGCCAAAACATAGTTTAACTGTTCTTTCGCAATAAAGTCCGAAATAGTTTTAAGCAGAGTTTCATTCCTATAGAACTCTTTATATACAAAAAATGTATTGCTGTCAGGATCTTGTGCAATACATACAATAGCATTAGGATTACTGCGACCAAAGTCGAGACCACCAAAACGCACCCACTCACTAGGGATATCAAAAGCATCAACCACGTTAAAGTCTTCATCAAACTCGGGATATACCAATCCTTCAAGTCTTGTAAACTTAGCATTGTATTTCTTCTCAAATATTGCCTTTGAAAGAGTACGCTTAGCTCGATCGTACTCATCACGATCAAATTTTGGATTAACTATTGACGGCCATGTAAACACTTCTATATTATCTTTACCACTCAGGAGTCTAGTTCTAGACTGCCCTTGTAGATCAAATTCAATAACCTGTTGAGCTGATTTGTAAAATTGACTAAAAAACCAATTAACAGAATACGGTGTAGATGTTAGTATGGCGGGTCCTTTTGCAATAGATAAACGGCCTTGGACATTCACCCACGATTGGTACTTCATATCTCCTACTTCATCCATCCAGGCAGCTAAACAGTCCATACCT